TCAGATACGTCACCTCCGGATTCGAGGTTCTTCATCATGTTATACATAACTTCTGCGCCTTTGTCTACACTTCCGTCGCCTGCATTTCTAACAGCATCAGCTGTAAATACAAACTCATTCTTAGACAATCTTGCAGGGACATCATCTGCTTTTTCCATTCTACCCATGTCGACAAAACCACCTGTCTCTCTGTAGTCTTTTTCTTTGCCATCCATATCCAGTAATGGCATAACCTTTTTAGCTACCGGTTCTTTTTCTATATCTCCACCCTCCGCAGCTAATCTTCTATTTGTAAATAACTCAGGATTATTCATAATATAGCTTGGATCAGCTATGTCTGCTCCTGCGTATAATGTTTCATCTTCGTCTTCTTCTTTAGGTGTTAAAAAATATGATCCTAATGTTGATGCTGCTAAACCACCTAAAAATGTTGGCATCATAGATCCGCCACCTTTTGTTAAACCTAATTTTGCAAGAATTCCTTCTTTAAAAGGAACATATGATTGACCTACTCTTGATCCTGCTTGACCAAATAATGAACCCATAATTCCTTTATTTTTTAAAAATCCACCACCTAATTTATATGCACCAAAAGCTAATGCAGCTTTACCTATTGGTGATTTAGCTATCTTCTTAACCGATCTTCCAATTTTTTTAACAAGTTTACCTAGACCATACATTTGTCTTGCTGATTCAAGGTCCATGATCCCACCTTCGTAAGGCATGCCACCTCCTGCTAAACCTGCTCTACCACCATCGGCCATTGAATCTAAAATATTTTTTTCTATTTGCCGTCTTTTACTTAACCCTGTACCATAAACTGTTTGCAAATCAGCTGCAGGTTTTTCACTAAAAACTGTATCAATAGCATTTGTATTTTCATCATCATCATCTTCTAGGCTTTTTGCTTTTGCTATATCTTCTGGTTTAAGTCCTGCAAAACTTGCTAGTTGTGCTTTTATACTATCTATTGGATTAAAAATATCAAATTTAGGTCCATCTCCACCACCAGTTGTAGGTGGTCCTTTAGGTCCGTCTCCATTACCACCTCTAAATCCTCCACCTGTATCTGTTCCAGGAGACATAGCTCCTTTGCCTGCACTAGCGTCTGCTTGTGCACCTTTAAATAAATTTACACGTCCACCTTTATTCATAAGTCTATAATTAATAATTTCGTCATCGTCTTCTACTTCTGGTTCAACTGATCGTATACCTACAAAACAATATGCTGGTGGGTTGGGTCCTTTACAAGGATCCTGTGGTCCATCTTTATCATCTGGAGTAAATCTCTCCCGTTGTTCTTTTTGATAATTAGTGTAACCCTCACCTAAAACAGCTTTAGCTTCTGGTCCTCCTACATCAATATCGGTTATAAATTCTCCGCCACCAATACCAGTTCCAAAAAGTCCCCTATTTTCCATTCCTCTTTCAATGTTTCTATCAATACCCATAGGGTTGTCTGTTCCAATACCTATTGCAGCTAAGTCTGTTAATGCTTCTACTTGTTCTTCTGGAGTTAATGTTGCAAGATAATTATTTCTTTGCATTTTGTTATTTAACATTGCAAGTTTTGATCCAGAAAATTTGTTGCCTAAAAAATTTAACACTGCCATTGTTGGTGTTACAAATTTATTTGGTTTTTGAAAATTGTCTTTTGTTATTGGTGGTTTTGGAGGAGGAGCTTTAGAATCTTTTCCACTTCCACTAGGTGTAAAACTAACATTTCCTTGTGAATCAATATTAAAATCTTTATCTGGTCTACCGGTTGATCCATCGGGTCCACTATATCCTGCACTTTTACCAAAAGAAGCAGTAGCCGCATCAGCCCCACCTTTGAGTCCTATACGTCCACCTTTTGATAATAATTGTTTTGCGATTTGAGTTCTAGTTATGGCCATTTATCTATTCTATTTTGTTTCTCCAAATAAATCAAGGCTAGGCATAACAACTTTGACATCTTTTCTTATGTCAGATTCTGCAATTCCTTTAGCTTTCCACTCAGAATCATCTTTGTATACCTCGCCGGTCTTCATATTGGTTATTGTTGTTATAATCTCTTTTGGTTCTATTACTGGTAGATCTTTCATTATGTTGTTATCTCCTTCTTAATGTTTAAATAGCTAACCGCTACATCAAACGAATCTGTGTTGCTTGATAGTACAGTTAGGGTATTACCACCCTCAACCACTAAAGGTTGAGTAAGTAATTCTGTTGTAACATTTGCTGTTAATGCTGCTGATTTTATAGCTGTAATACTGTTGTTTGTAACTGTGACTGTTGGTGTACCAGCTGATGTGACTAATATAGATTTGATAACATAAGTTTCACTAACAAGAGGATTGCCTGTGCCAAACGGATTTATTGCACTTCCTGACGTGCTGTTATCTGTGCCTACAAATTTATATTGATTAGCCATTAGTTTACAAAAAAGTTAAACGCTTCAATTTCATCTTTTAATTCTTCTTGAAACGTTGAGTTTAATTTTTCTACAATAGCATCGAGGTCTCTTACTTGAGCTTCTGCTACTTGTAAATTATATTCTTGTTCTGGTCTAGTTATTACCTGTACAATTTTTGCCATTATCTTCTTCCATCCGGTTGCACATCTAATCTAAAAGTCCCTAGTTTCCAACTTTGATTAGTTGTTGTGTTTGCTATTTTTAATGCAACAGCTCTAGCTCTTGCACGTGTATCTACTTTTTTAGTAGATGATGAAACTGTAAATGGACCTAAAGCAGAACTTGCTTGTGTATCATTTGGAAAGTCTCTTAATAAAAATGTAATTTGTGTATTGCCAGTTTGAGATATAAAATCAGGTACAAATCTTCTTATCTTCATTAAATATTCACCATCTCCTCTAAATGTTGCAACACCTGTTTGTGTTCCTTGAGCCGATCTTTGTTGTGTAATATCAAAATCTCCTGATTCAATACTTGCAACGATTGCTGTAGTTGCACCACCTTGAACTTGATCTGTCCCTGTTTCGTGTTGATAGTATATTGTTCTACCTTCTGTGTTGCCCACAACATCAAAAGATGTATCTGTTCCTGCTTCATAAGATAAAGCATGTGGATTACCAAATACTGCAGAATCTTCCCACATAGTTCTAGCTAGTGAGCCAACAGTCCATACTGGTCTTTGTGGTGATGAATCAAAATAATTATATGCAACCATTCTATTAACAACACTAGATCCTGTTGTTGGATAGAACCATATGACTTCACCAAACAAATTATTTAATCCTGCTGATACCATTTGGTTACCAGATTCTAAATTTATATTATCGTAAACAAAATCTTCTACTAAACAAGGTAATGATTCTAATCTACCAGCATATCTAAAAAAACCATTTTCTGACATCCAATAAGCAGCACCATCAACTTCAACACATGCGTTTTGTCCTGCAAGTCCACAGTTAGTTCCAACCTGTGCAAACGCAAAAGTAAATGGTTGTCCAACAAAACGTTGAGTGAACAATGCTGTATCAGTCCAAACATAGATTGCATCTCTACCTCTGATCGCTCCTCTGATCTGTGATCCGTCGGCTAGTCTTTGTGTACCAGCTGTATTAGTTGCTGTAGGCACGTATGTATTTATATCTTCTTGGTCTGAGAATCTAATAAACATATCATCTTGTGTTGATGTATCACCTATGGTTGTTTCTGTTCCAAAGAATACTAAGTGTCTATCAGGTGTTGATACTAACATGTGACGTGATGCAGTTGGTGCACCAGATATAATACTAGCTCTGATTGTTTCTGCATTTGTTGCTGCAGAATTCCATTCAAAACATGCACTGTCATGAATTAAACAAATTGCTTTGTCACCAAAATTATCTAGTGACCACATACCAGGTTCTAATACTAAGTCACCGGATGCTGCTTCACCCCACGCTACAAAGTTTGTTGTGCTTGTAACTGTTGCTCCACCACTATGAGCTGCAGCAGAAGTTCCTCTAACTTCTCTTGTTACACCAGTAAGTTCATTACCAGATATACCTGTATAAGATATTTCTTCGTTATCTATTTTTATAAAGTTTGTACCTGCATCTGGAAACTGAGATACATCTCCTAATATAATACCTGTTGTTACAGCATCGTTAATACCATTTGTTAATGTTGTTGTAGGTTCTCCTGCTACTTCACCACCCCATGATCCAAGTGACCAACCAAAACCTTGTGCTTGCACTGCTGGTCCTACAGGATAATAATGTTGTACTCTAATACCACCTGATGTTGTTGCACCAGACCCTGATTCATTACCTGGCATAGTAATAGTAATAGTCGTGCTTGATGGCACTGTTGTCACCATAAATTTCTTATCATCAAAATCTGCTGATCCATAGTTAGAATTAGTTATTGTAGTAAAATTATCTAATAAAATTATATCTTGTTCATTTATATTGTGAGGTGAACTAAATGTTATTGTAACAATGTTTGATCCATTGCTTGTACTAAATGCATTTGAAAGTGTAGTTGTAGATTTAATAGGATGTATGTCATAAAACACACCACCTGAGTATGCATATAAAATTCTGTTTGTGCCAATAATTGCGTATTTTCTAGCTTTACTATTTACAAAGTGATGAAGTCCTCTACCTGCACCAGTTAGTGCATCATCACCTAACTGTTTCCAACCACCTATTTTTTCAGGTGTACCATATCTAAACCTTACATTATCACAGTCGGTCCATTGACCCTCTGCTGTAGTGGGTGTTATCTGTTTATTGATTCCAGGCTGAAAACCTATTTTTTGTAGCATACGACTCCATTATAATACTATTTTACAAACGATGGTAGGCCTAGCATCGGTCTGCCATCAAATTTGTTTTTTTCAGCAAATGGGCCGTTTACATGATTATAATGTAAAAATACTTGGCCACAAATGTTCCCGTCAAAAGGCTCTCGCCAATGTTCGAGTTCGCAACCACTATATACTAGCATATCACCTACTTCAAGCAAGACTTTTGTGCCTTTAGGTGCATTGGGCTTATGTATGTTCTTATACTCGTCTATAACGTTGTTAGATCCCGTATCATCTATAAATATAGGCCAAGGATCTCCTCCTAAGTTTATTGTAGTTGATATTTCACAAGAGGGTCTATCTTTATGTCTTTTTAATATATCTCCTTTTTTATATGCTCTTGCATAAGAATAAGTTGGTATTAAATCTAAATTTGTTTCTTTTTTCATTACAGGCAACATTTTAACGAGTAAGGTTTCCATAACCATATCTCCATAATGACTATATGTATTAGGAACTTGTTTATCTGACCAAGTGCCAAACATACTATTGTCGTATGTAATATTATTTTTATACATAAAAGCAACAGCATCTCTTTTAAGTAAAAAGTAATTAAATATAAAATTAGCTAACTCATAAGGTAAAGCATTTTTTATAACGTGATATTTAAATGTCATAGTGCGATGTCTGTTCCATCTTTATGTTTTGTTTGATATTTAGTTTTAGGACTTAATAAAGTTTCTACTTCTTCATCTGCTACAACTTCTATTTCATACTCATCAATTCCTAATATACAACCTGCAATAAATCTTCTCATACCTATACATAAACGATATTTATCTCCATCCTTTGTACATATAAGAGGATTTATAATTCCATTTTTTTCAATATCTTTTTTTAATGCTTGCCATCTTGGGTTTTCAGTTTGTGACATTCTACCTTCTTCAGTCTGTAAATGAGGTTCTCTAAACACTATTTTATCTTTATGTATTTTCATATAAACATCGTCTTTTGTAAAAAATTAAATGATACAGATATTCTTATATCATTAGATTCGTTAGGTTCAACGCCGTGTATTAACCAAGCAGGAAACATTATACATCTACCGGCTATTGGCTCATAATGAACTTCTCTCCATAATCTTTCCGGTAATGTATTAGAGTTGTAAGCATCTTTTAATCTAGGTGAACACATTTCAGCTCCTGTTCTAGGATCTTTCATTTTTAATCCACCACATTTTTCTGGAGTTTTTACATAGTAAACACCTGACCATATACAATTAGGATGTAAATGTGCTCTATTATATCCACCAGGAGGATTTACGTTTGCCCACATATTACCTAAAAAAGGTTCTGAGTCTAAATTTTCTTCTACATAAATTTTACGTTGTGCTTCATGTAAAGCTTTTGTTAGTCTAGCATACTCTGGTTTCATATGCATGTTAGTATGACTATGCCAACCTTTAACATTTGTTCTAGCTACTCCTTTATCTTGTTGCATCCAATTTACTATATCTTTTTCTAACTGAAGATTTAATGATTTATCTTTAATATCAAAATGATATATTGGTGTTGGAAAGTGTAGTTCTCTTCTCATTTAAAAGGTGGACCTCCAAACCACATAACCAAAGATTTTCTATTACCACGTATTACAGGTGTAACTCTATGTCTAATAAATGATGCAAAAAATATTGCATGACCTTGTTTTAATTTTGCTATCTTACCTTCTTTTATTAATTCTAAATCCCCACCTTCAAATTCATTCTCAGGAGATAACAAACAAGTCATAGATATTTTTCTAACTGGTGGTTCGTTTTGAAAGTTAACGTCATTATCTACATGCCAATCATAAAAACCACCTTCGGGATATTCTGTATATTGAGCCATTTCATTTATACACATTCCATCAAAACCAAAATGATTACCATTTGTAGTTTTCATAATACGTTCAATATCTTTGTACATGTCTGACATTTTTTTAAAAGGTATCCAACTAATATGTGAAGTTCTTGTTTTAGTATCATAGACCCCACCCTTAACACCTTTTTCATTTCCAACCTCTGCATTGTTTCTAGGTTCAGATCTACCTGCATTAATTATCATTTGACATTGTTCAGGTGAAAATACAGGTTTATTAGTTTGAACTATATAAGCTTTCCAACGTGGTTCTGTTATCATGCAGCACCTCTATTTTTTATTGGATCAAACAATACATCACAGTTTGCAGCAAGAGTTCGTCTTACTTCATTAGTGCCATTAAAAGGATACACGCAATGTCTCATATCATATGGAAAAATATAAAAATCTCTAAGGTCCATCGGTGGTTGATAGTCTATCTTTGCAAACTGACCATTAGCTGCACCTAATATTTGTAGTTTTCCATTTTGTTGTACATGTTCTGCAGAGTATTCTTTACCATAAGTAGACGGCAACTTTAAAATCATAACAGAAGATAATCCAGTAAACAACATACCTCTATGAACATGGGCTGGGTTATATTCATGTTGTTTCATTTCATTAACCCAGATAGAGTTTAAATGCATTTCATAATCTTTTATCTTATTAAATGCTAAATAGTGTTTAAACATTTTAATAAAATAATTTGTAACAGTCATTGGTAACTTATTATGATTTTTCATTTTTCTTTGATCTTCACCATGATAAAATAAAGAATGTTCATCTTCTATCTTACCAACTAATTGTCCATTGGCTTTATCTAATTTATCTTTATTCATTTCATAAATGTGATTAATCATTTGAAAAACATCAAGAGGTACTTGATATTTTAAAATAGATTGACCTAAAAATACAAAATCAAACTTTGGGTTTTCCATGTTGTTCAATTTGTTCTTTCTCTGTATAACTTTGTTCTAATTCACCGGACTTTTTAATTCTTTGTAATGATTGTAATTGACCCATTACATTAAATATTTCAGCCTCTGATGAGTTTTTATTTAAAGTTTTAGCTTTCTCATGATATTGCATACCATATGATTCTAGTTGATGAACATTAACATCTTTATCATTAAATGATCCGTCATTAAATTCTTTTTTTAATTTAGACCACATTTTAATTTCTCTCATTCTATGTCTTGCAACTTTTTCCATTGATGCTTTACCAAATATAGCTTCATCTAAATCTATTTTATATTTAGTTCTTTTATATTCGTCTTCTTCTTTTTCAATTTTCTTTTCTAACCATGTGATCTTTGCTTCATTTCTTCTGTAATCAAATGATAAAGCCATAAGATTATCTAAGTATGATGATTGTTCTCTTACACACTGCCAATACTTTGATGCTTTGGTTGGATATCTATTATCTTGTAATACAGAAAACCTTGCCTCTGTTTCTGTTCGAAACATTTGTTTCTTGGTCCATGTATCACGAAGCTCGTCTACCATGCCTTTAAACGATGATAAATCTTCAGTTGATAACAGATTATTTAAATGTGGTTCTTCACCTTGTATAACTTCTTTAACGTCTTTTTTCATAGCTTTATCCTTTATAGTTAATACTAATATATACTAATTAAAATATATTACAAGTATTAAGAAGCTGTAAATGTTACTGTGCTAGTTGTAGGAGAAGTCCACTCTAATGTTTGAGTTAATGCTCCAGGACTTGGACCAATACCACCAAAGACTAAAGCACTTGTAGAACCAGTTACTTTTGACCCTGCATGATTTCTTTTTCCTGTAGGCATATCTGTAGTTTCACTCCAACAACTTCCATTCCAAAGTTCAACATTTGCTTTTATAGGAGGTGTACCACCTGAAAATATAGCAGCAGGTTGTCCGCCAGATAGAGAAGCTCCTGATCTTGCAGTATTTAAATCAGCTTGTTCTGACCAAGCAGACCCATTCCAATATTCAGTGTTATCGTAAATAGATCCATTATTACCACCAGTAACTATTCCATTTGTTGAAGTTCCAGCACCTCCTGCTTCGTTATCTTTTCTTCCTTGATTTAATGTAGCACCTGGACTACTCCATGCAGATCCATTCCAAGTTTCAGTTTCATTCATACTAGATGTACCACCACCAGCTACTACTGCAGCAGCAGGTGTTCCAAAACCAAAACGACCATTGTGTGAAATACTTGTGTCACCAACTTCTGTCCAAGAAGATCCATTCCAACTTTCAGTTAAATTTTTATTTGTTGCACCTGGATATACAACTCCATCTATACATAAAGCTGCTGTGTTTGTATTAGCTGCAGGAGAACATCTTTCTCTAGCTGTATTTAAATCTCCAGATTCTGTCCAATTTGTTCCATTATATAATTCTGTTTGATCAGCTGATGTTCCACTTCCTGGTTGACCACCAAACATAATACCTGCAGTCTGTGAGCCTCCACCACCTGGAACATATCTAGCAGTATTTAAATTACCGCCTGTTGCCCAAGATCCTACAGGACTTTCTGTAAATCCTTTCATAACCTGAGTTGTAGAATTATACCACATCTGTCCATTGACAGGTGCAGGTGGATCATTTGCTACTGTTGTTATGTGTGTTCCTCGTATATCCTTATATTTTGTCATAATTAATCCGTGCTTATTGTTTTAGTTGTAGTTGTCCCACTCCATTCTTCGCTTCCTGCTGGAGTTGGATTACCACCAGCTGCAAATCCAGATGTATTGTTACTTCCATTTCCTGTTAATTCATATCTACCTGTATTTAAATCTGCAACTTCTAACCAAGTAGTACCAGTCCAGTTTTCTGTTATTGCTGCAGCTGGTTCGTTACCAAATACTAAAGCTGATGTAGCTGTTCCAAAACCTCCAGCAAGAGTTCTTGCAGTGTTTAAATCGTTAACTTCTGTCCAACTAGTTCCATTGTATAATTCTGTTTTTCCTGTTGTAGGTGGAGTTCCACCAAACGCTAAAGCTGATGTATTACTTGCACCAGCAGCACCTGAAAAATATCCTCTATTGGTATTTAAATCATTTACTTCTGTCCAAGAAGTTTCATTCCAAGAGTCTGTTGACGCTGTGCTTCCACCAAAAGCTAGTGTAGAAGATTTTGTTCCAGAACCACTTAAACCTTGTCTTGCTACTGGCATGTCAGTTACTTCTGTCCATGCTGAACCATTCCAAGCCTCATTATCTGCAGTATTACTTGAATGCACACCACCGAAAGCTAAAGCCGAAGTATTAGATATACCCGAACCACCGAAAGCTCTTCTTGCTAAATTTAAGTCACCTACTTCAGTCCAAGTAGTTCCATTATATTTTTCTGTTAATGCTGAATTTGGTGGTGTAGTTCCTCCAAAAATTAAACCCGATGTTTGTTCACCAGCTGAAGCTAAAGCAGTTCTTCCAGTATTTATATTATTACCAGTTGCCCATGCTTCAACAGATTGAGTTGTGCTCCATTGTTCACCTAATGCTGAATAGTCTGATATGTATCCACCAAAAGCAAATGTAGCAGAGTTAGATCCTCCACCACCCATACCATATCTTGCTGTATTTAAATTTGCAACTTCTGACCAAGAGGTACCATTCCATGTTTCTGTGTTAGCTGTAACCGCTGGTGATTCTCCACCAGATGCTAAAGCATTTGTACTACTTGAACCTGTATTACAAACTTGTTCTCTTGAATCATTTAAATCTGCTGTTTCTGACCAAGAAGTTCCATTCCAAGATTCAGACACAGCTTGCACTGCTGTTGTCTTACCACCTCCAACTATAGCTGAGGTATATAATTGACCACTTCCTGTCATGTTTCTTCTACCTGTGTTTAAATCTGCAACCTCTGTCCAACCTGATCCATTCCATTGTTCACACAATGCAATGTTTGTGCTTGTATACCCACCAGCATAAATTGCGTTATCTCTAACTCCTGCAGACCATCCTAATCTTCTAGCAGTATTTACATCAGTAGTTTCTGTCCAACATGTTCCATTCCAAGATTCTACTTTTGCAGTATTTGTTGATGGTTCTTCACCAGCTATACCTAATGCAGATGTATTATCAACTCCAACACCTCCTAAACCACTTCTTATTTGATTTAAATCTGCAACTTCTGTCCATGATGAACCATTATATGTTTCTGTTTGTGCTGTGCTTGGTATTCCACCAAAAGCTAATGCAGATGTTGGTCCTCCTGAAGAACCTAATCCAGATCTAGCAGTATTTAAACTAAGATCTGTTCTCCAAGAAGTTAATAAGTTTGGTATTCTATACTTAGCAACATTGCTCGTTGTATTATACCACAGCTGTCCCTCTATCGGGTTATCAGGGTTAGTGGTATAGTCCCGAACTTTAAGTCCTCTTATGCCTTTATACGTTGACATATAAATTTTATTCCTCCAATGTTACGTCAGCAGGTCTTTTGTTCATCTCATCAGCTTTTTGTTCATCTGTCTGAGCGTCCCATGCAGCTTGTGCTGCTTGAACCTCTGCATCAACTAATGCTTGAGCTTCGTCTTTTGTTTTAACGACGCCCGCTACTTTGGCAATCCAAAGATTAGCATGTTTGTTATATGCAGGAACTTGCCAAACATTAGCTGGATAGCTTTTAAACGTGATTCTCCAAGATTCATCGTGATCGATAAATCCTTTTCCCCAGTTTTCTGCTACACAGTATTGATATGTTTTTGCCATAGTTTTCTCCTTTTATTAATCTGTTAATACCTTAGTTGCGACTGAACTTCCACTCCATTCTTCTGCAGCTGTGCTTGCTGGATCTGCACCAGAAACTATAGCAGATGCTGGAGATCCAGCACCAGCAAGATCACCTCTTGCTGTATTTAAATCTGCAATTTCTGTCCAAGCAGCACCATTCCATTGCTCTGTTAATGCTTGAGCACCAGTTAGAAAACCTCCAATTTTTAATCCTGAAGTATTAGAATTATAACCAGCTCCTGCTGCAGTTTTTGAACCTGTATTTAAATTATTTATTTCTGCCCATGAAGTTCCATTAAAAGATTCTGTTACTGTTGCATCTGGAATATCTCCTCCAAAAGATAATGCAGCTGTTGCTGTTCCAAACATAGCATTTTGATATCTTGCAGTATTTAAATCTCCTGTTTCTGTCCAAGCAGATCCATTCCAAGATTCTGCAATTGCATATGTTGGTGGACCTAATCCTCCAGCAATTAAACCCGAAGTGTTATCAACTCCTGCTCCTGGCATTAATCTTCTTGCACTATTTAAAGTATTAACCGCTGTCCAACTAGTTCCATTCCAAGATTCTGCTACATTACTAGCTCCTGGATTTATATTACCACCTGCACCTATCGCAGAAGTGCTTGTTCCAAATCCTGCAAATTGATTTCTAGCTACATTTAAATTAAGAACTTCAGTCCAAGTAGATCCATTCCAAAGTTCTGTGTTTACTGTATCAGTTGTAGATGGTCCTACTGCTCCACCAAAAGTTATAGAAGCTGTGCCAGTTGAACCTGCAGCTGCACCTGCATATCTAGCAGTGTTCATGCTAGTAGCAGTTGCCCATGATCCAATATCCTGACCTGCTCCTGTAAATAATTCTGTTGCTGATACATATGAAGGTGAACCAGGAGGCGCATCTCCACCACAAGCTAAACCAGAGGTATTGTTTGTTGCTGTACCACCAAGTGTTTGTCTTGCTGTATTCATATCTGTAACTTCGGTCCAAGAGGTTCCGTCCCATAATTCTGTTTTACCTGTTTTAGGTTCTCCACCCATACAAATTGCTGATGTATAAGTTCCTCCAGAACCCATTGCATATCTCCCAGTAGTTAAATCTGAAACTTCTGTCCAGCTAGTTCCATCCCATTGTTCTGTTGTAGCCGCTGTTGGTCCAGGATTACCTCCAAAAGCTAGAGCTGCTTCTCTAGTACCAGCACCACCAAGTTGATTTCTTGCAGAATTTAAATCCGCAACTTCTGTCCAGCTAGTTCCATCCCATTCTTCTGTTGCTGCTGTAACTGATGGAGTTCCTCCACCAAAAGCTAGAGCTGATTCTTTATCTACTCCTGCACCACCAAGTCTTTCTCTAGCAGTGTTTAAATTTGCAACTTCAGTCCAAGCAGATCCATTCCATTCTTCTGTATTAGCTGTAGTTCCAGGTGAAGTTCCACCATAAGATAAAGCTGATGTTGTAGTTCCACTTCCAGCATTTGAATGTCTAGCATCATTTAAATCAGCTACTTCAGTCCAAGTAGTTCCATCCCATAATTCTGTTTTACCAGTAATTGGAGGTCCGAATCCACCAAAGTTTAATGCAGCAGTTTTAGTTCCTGCTGTAGCAAAATTATATGCTCTTGCTGTATTCATTGGAGCAGCAGTTGACCAAGATGCTGCGGCTGTTACGTTTGGTTGTTGATATTTAAAATCTACATTTGTAGTATCAAACCATATTTGTCCTGTTTCTGGCGCAGGAAGATTACCCGCATTATTACGGACTGCCGTCCCAACAATGTCTTTATACTTAGCCATGATTAATTATTCTTTAGCAGCCAGCCCTGTGTAGAATCTGTATACACTAAAGTATTTCCTGCTCTTTCTGTTGAAACTGTTAAATCATCTGTTGATCCATGAATTTTTTCTGAACCGTTTGCAGATATTGTAAAAGTGTAAGAATCAAAAGTTCCAGCGTAGTCTATAAATACTACCTCGTCACCTAGTGTTCCTGCAGGTAAATTCATAGTGATAACATTACTTGTTGTGTTTACAAAATAACCTTCACCAGCTACTGCTGTGAAAGTAGAAGTTTTTACTGCTTGCCATGATGTACCACCTGATACTTCAGCAAATGATAATTGACCAACACCTGTTGTGCCAGATCCTGTTACTGATGCAACTTTTAAAAATCTATCTGCTGTAACATTTCCTGTTGGAAATTTAAGCTCATACGATTGCCCAGAGCTATGTGGAGGTGATGTAAGTTTAATTCCGTGAGAGTTAGATTCACAATTAAGTTGAATTGATCCTGGGTTTGTTGCACCCATTGCTTCAATTACACCAGTTCCTTTTGGTCTTAATTTTAAGTTAAGGTTTGAATCTCCTCCAACTGCACCAATCTGTGCACCAGCTCCTGTTGCAGCATTTGTAATATCAATGTGGTTTACTGCAGAACCAGTTGTTTCAAAAATTAATTGTTCATTTCCATTTTCATCTCTGATACCGTGAGCATCATCAAAGTCTATCATGAAAGAGTTAGTATCTAAATTACCACCTAATTGTGGTGTAGTGTCATCAACTAAATCACTAGCTAATGATATTGTAGAAATATTTGGATTAGTACCATCATCTGCTTTTGCATATGCAATTACAGTTTTACCATTTGTAACTGTAGCAGAAGTTCCTGTACCTGTTGCATATTTAAATACAACATTCTGAGACCCAGAAGTTGCATTTTTTAAGAAATAAAAGTTTTGTACATCTAAAGGTATTGTAACGTTTCTGGACGCTGTAAGTGATCCTGTAAATTCTATAATTCTATGAGAAAGAGTTGCTCCTGTTGATCCATCAGATACAGTAAGAGCTGTATCTGCACCATCAGTTACCGCTTGTGTTGTATAACCTCCAGATATCTGTTCGACAATCTGTAAGTTTGTATTAGTTTTTGTTCCCCATGTTCCGGCATT